TCGAGTGTGATGGCCACTCCGGCTTCATCAACTCCGAGGTCGGCAACTCTTTCCTGCTCAATATAGACGCTGTGTAGATGGTCGAATACGGCTGCGTTCGTATTTAGCCGAACCCATGCGGCAAACGGAGCTTTGGCCGGGTCGAAGCGGCTCATTCTCCTTAGGATCCGGACGACCGCGTCCTGAACCACGTCTTCGCGGTCCCGCAGGACTCTATCACCGATCATCAAATTTACCTGCTTCCTCAGCTCGGTGAAGAAGACATCTTCGTACTGCACGGGGTCATTTTTCCACTCCACGTAGTGCTCATCCAATTTAAACAAAGAGGCAACTCCCTTCATTGGCTGTGGCGATCTTTGCGAACTCCTCGCGGCTCACAGTGGTTATTGGTGCAGAAAATCTCCATGAATTGACAGCGGCAGATACCCCGTCACAGCCGCCGCCCACTCCTACAGCAAAACCCGCGCTACCGATACATAGAGATAATCCGCGATCTCTGGCGTAATCAACATCCATTTGCAGGGGACTGTGCTCGTTGACCTCCCCCAGCTCGTCGGCAGCCATCGTCGGCCAGCCATGATCAATCATCATTTCTGTCTTTCGTCCTTAAATAGAAAATCCCGCGCACGGCGCGGGGATAATGTGTAGTGCTTCGTTTGTTGTCTAGCTGAGATCAGCCACCTTGACTGTGGCAACAATGAAAAAATAGAGCCACGCCGTCCATAAAATCAGTTCCATCGGGTCATCCATTCGTTAAATGCGAAGCCGCCGCCCAAAGGCGACGGCGTCATTAAAGTCAAAAACGAGGCGCACGGCCTCGTCTCACCTTCATCTATTTAAATCCTCTCACGGCTTTCTGATTTGTCTATAGGCAAGATAATGCACATCGCTGCAACTAACTGATTACACAATAGATAGTAACGGGTAATAAGCCCTACATATCTTTTATAGGGGTTTTCAGCATCTTGACACTGGAATAATGTGTAAGTCTATATGTATCAATAATTTACCTTGGCTTCCTCTTGGGCTGAACGGTAATGTTCTGTCAAAGGAGAACTACCAAATGTCGAAGTCAGAGTCAAAAACTAAAGTTGAAATCTGTCCTTTCTGCGATTGCATCGGCAGCTGCACCTGCCGCGAGGTTAAGACGGCCTGCGAGTTACTAATGCGTGAACACGTCGGACGGCCGCGTCTGTACCTGGAAGCCTGGGATGACGCGATTGCCACTAGGCAAATTTAAAATTGTTCTTTAGGGCCAATCGAGCAGATCTTGAGGAATTAGTAAGTAGAGGGGACAGAACACCGTTCCCTCATCGCCTTTAAGAAGTCACTCCTCCGGCTGATCCTGTCGGGTGACTAAAACATCAATCGCAGCATGTAGTTCCATCCCGCGAGGGGTGGCGGCAGGGATAACGTTCTTCGATCTTGAATAAACAAGATCACACTGGTAGCCTGCACAGCCTATCCAGTGGCGCAGACGGTCTTGGTGTCGATAGCCCCGGTGTTCTCCGATCAGGGAGACACTCATCAGCCAAGTACAGCGGAAGGTCACCCTTAGAGCAGGGCCTCAATAGAGGATAAGCTCCCAATACTCCATACCGGACACGTAGTAAAAAAGTCTGTGCAACCACTCTGTTTTTTAATGAGCGGGGGGATACTTAGTCATTTCTTTCCCTCCACCCGGACAAACAACATCAAACACTAGTAAACACAACGTGATTGACTAGTCCCCGGCAACGCCCCGCGATAGCTACGTCTACGAGTATCCATCAAAAAGAACTGGAACACCTCTGACAGAAGAGAGCTGTTACCTTGGCAGAAATCCTAGACATCCTAGAAGGAACATCTCCTGTATAGAGGAAAATGATGGTACTTTGACCATATTTAGCAATAAATCCAAGGTCAGGGGCCAATTAGACGATTTTAAAGGAATTAGTTAATAGGAGGACATTTTTGACTGAGTCCCCCATGTAACGATCTTGTGGGTAGACATCCCCACGTCTCCCATGCGTTAGAAGGATGACAGAAAGATGCCACAACGCCGCGATGCCGCGAGCCGCACCCAATCGGCTCCCATCGCGGCAGTTAATTCTGCACGGGTGTGCAGATGAGCAGAGACCAAGATTGACATTGGCCGACAGCGTTGCAACGTTGTCATCGCCGGAGCCAGCGGACCCGCGCTAAAATCCCCAGCGCCCCGTAAATCCGGCACACATTCAAAGGGGTAAAAGTGACAGAAATTATTAAGCAGATCCCGCTTGGTCGGGGTCTGTTCGTGCTTGTGTCCGCAGAGGACTTCGACGAACTTGCTAAGTTCCGATGGCAGTTATCAACGGCTCGCGTAAGTGGAAAAAAGTACTACCGCGCTGTTCGATTTGAAAATGTAGATGGCAGACAACGTGCGATATCAATGAGTCGGCAGATACTCAGCTTGGAACGTGGCGACCCACGACAAGCAGACCATCTGAATCATAGCTCGTTGGACAACACTCGCTCGAATCTTCGCATTGTTAGTCGCGTACAGAACTGTCAGAATCGCCGTGCTGAGTCAGGCGGAAGCAGCAGATATAAAGGCGTCTGGCTCTGCCGTCGAACTGGTAAGTGGCGATCCTCGATCAAGGCTAATGGTCGGCGACATTCACTGGGCGGGTTCGCGATTGAGATAAAGGCAGCGATGGCCTACGACGCAGCCGCTATAAAGTATTTTGGACCATTCGCGGTTCTCAACTTCCCACAAAGCCACTCGCTGCCACTCGCAGCCTAAGTTCACAAGGACAATAAGCATGAATCCATTTCCCATAATCGGCCACTATCTGGCCAACTTCCTCAAAGCTCTCGCCGGAAAGCTCGGAGCATCTGTTAAGCAGTATCTTGATTCGTTCGTAAAGGAACGTCTGGGTACTCTGGCTGTCGACGCCGTCAACTACGTCGAGGCAACTCTTCAAGGTGCGACCGGGGTCCAGAAGCGAGACGCTGCTGTAGATAAGTTAACTCAGGATGCAACCGCAGCCGGGATCGACCTTACCGGCTACGCGAAGTCGACGTTGATCTTCCTTGTTGAAACCGCCGTCCAAGCTGTATTGTCCGGCGTAGTCGCAAAGCTCTAACATAGATGCCATCACGCCCCGGTCGGCCATGCGGATACCAGCCATGCTCGACACTCGTCACGGACGCCCGCTACTGTTCCACACATCTCCATCATTCAAAGGATGCAGACCGCTGGAGAGGGTCCGCCGCAAGCCGTGGCTATGACTCAGCATGGCGTCGTGTCCGGCTACAAGTGCTAAAGCGTGACAGCTATCTCTGCCAACGCTGCCTATCAGCAGGTAGACCGACACCAGCAACCTCGGTCCATCACAAGACCAAGCTGACTACCGCTCCACATCTCAGGTTAGAGATGAGCAACCTTATAAGTGTTTGCGCACCGTGTCACGAGGAGATGGAGAAGCAATCAACATAGTCACTGCGAGCGCAAATAATACAGTGCTTCTTACGCAGTCCTACATCGTCAACATAGCCTCTACACGACGTCCTGCGTCGTCAGACGTATCCCGGTATCACCTAGTCCCAAACAGCGTCACCTAGGGGGCATAGGGGACGAAATCCTTACAATACAGGCACTTAGCAAGACCAAGCCCTGGTCGCATTTTCACCTGTAACAAATGAACCGCCGGGGTATTCGAGACTAAATGAAGATTGCAGAATTGATCCCTGACTCAAGAAACGCCAATATGGCAAGCGAGTTAAACCTCAAGCCATTCTTCACAGATAACGAATGGGCAGAATTAGTGCCCAGCCGGACTGAACTCGATGGAACGGAAGATGATGTCTCCGATGAAGTACCGACAGAACCAGTCACCAAGCCGGGAGACCTCTACATCATGGGCAGGCATCGGCTCCTCTGTGGCGATAGCACCGTAATGACTGATATAGACCGGCTGCTCGATGGCATACGGCCAGAGATGATATCTACTGATCCTCCGTATGGCATTAGCGTCCAGATGAACAATCCCGGCACGACATGCAAGGAAACGATCCAAGGCGATACCACTACCGATGTTGCCGTCGCTGCATTCAACATCTGTGCTGCGATGGATATTCCGATGATCTTCTGGGGCGCTAATCATTATGCCGCCGACGCCAAGTTGCCCAACGCATCATGCTGGCTGACCTGGAACAAGCAGGAGAGCAACAATCATATCGACCAGGCCGACTGTGAGTTGGCATGGACGAACCTTAAAGGTCCAGCCCGCATCTTCCACCATCTATGGGCAGGATTCAGGCGCGACTCCGAGAGGGGTGAACGTCGAGTTCATCCCACGCAGAAACCGGTTGCCCTCATCGTAGAAATACTCGACTTCTTCAAGGCTGGTAAAGCCATCCTCGACCTCTTTGGTGGGTCAGGATCAACGCTCATAGCGTGTGAGAAGAGCGGACGCGCCTGCTACACCGCAGAAATTGACCCCAAATACTGCGACGTCACAGTCGCCAGGTGGGAAGCGCATACGGGCAAGAAAGCAGAATTACATGGCAGGAAGACGCCCTCTCCCCACGCAGACGAAACTCTTAAGCGGAAAAAGAAGTAGACCTCTCAACCTGAACGAGCCGAAGTTCAAGCTCACTGTACCGCCCTCATGCCCTGAACATCTCGATGCTATTGCAAAAGCAGAGTGGGACAGAGTCTACGCCGAGTTGCTATCGGCTGGATTGCTCACTGCTGTTGATCGAGCAGCTCTCTCCGCATACTGTGCGGCTTGGTCACGGTGGGTCAATGCCGAAGAGAATATCCAGAAATTCGGAACGGTTATTAAGAGTCCTAAGTCTGGCTTTCCAATACAAAACCCCTATGTGGGCGTTGCGAACACAGCCCTCGACCAGATGCGCAAGTTTCTCGTTGAATTCGGTATGACTCCCTCCTCCCGTTCTCGTATATCCGTGGCCAGAGAGGGCAGCGACAAGGACGCTGATCCATTCGCCGCATTCATGCGAAGCATTGGGGGCGAGGACATAACTATTAATGACGACAAGGAAATTGACATATGCACAACGGGCGACTAACTATGCCCGCGCTGTCGTCAGCGGCAGGATTTTAGCTTCAAAATGGATTAAGTTTGCTTGCCAGCGGCACATGAATGATCTTGAGTGCAAGGATTCACGTTGGCACTTTGATGAAGTCCGTGCGAATCGCATTTGTGCATTCGCTGAACGATATCGTCACGAAAAGGGCGAGCTACAGGGCCAGTGTTTAGTCCTCCAAGACTGGCAGTGTTTCATTCTTTCCCAGATATTCGGATGGGTAGACTCTGATGATATCCGCAAGTATCGTGAAGCCCTCCTGCTCATCCCTCGCGGTCAGGGTAAGTCACCACTGGCTGCCATTATTGCAGTATGGATGGCGTTCTTTGACGGCGAGCGTGGCGCGGAGGTTTATACCGCCGCGACCACTGAGAAACAAGCTCTTGAAGTATTTAGACCCACACGAGCCTTTATCGAACAAGAGCCCGCGTTTGCTAGATTAGGCATTATTGCCGCAGCGAAGTCGATTTATCAGACTTCTACTCGCAGTCGTTTCTCTCCGGTAATTGGAAAAAGCAAGTATGGTGGCGCTCCCTATTGCGCCATTATGGACGAAGCCCACCAGCTTCCCGATACTGAGCTTTATGATTCCTTCAAGACCGGCTGTAACAAGCGAAAGAACAGCCTACTTGTAACCATATCGACGGCTGGCGTCTCTTCGACTGAGAATCCGTGCTATCAATTGCAGCAGGATGGGCAGAAGGTTCTTGAAGGCGTCATTTCGAATGACCGCCTTCTAGTCATCATTCACTGCGCTGACGACACTGTAGAGTGGTCATCGCGTGATGCCGTCAGGATGGCGAACCCCAATCTGGGTATCTCCAATGACGAGGAAGCAGTCTTCCTCGATCACGACGAGGCAATCAGGAATCCGGCGAAACAGAACGTATTCCGGGCCATGCACCTGAATCAGTGGTCCACCGCTGCAATGTCATAGATGAACATGGCCGAGTGGCAGAAATGCTATGACCCGGAGCTGACAGAAGAGACGGTAAAAGACCTGCCCTGCTGGATTGGCTCTGACCTCGCAAGTAAGCTAGATCTCTCATCGACGGTAAAGCTCTTTCGCCGTGATACGGACGACAAACCACATTACTACGCGCTCTGTCGCGCATACCTACCAGAAGCGAAGGTTAACGCTCCGGAGAATCAGCATTATCAGAAGTGGGTAGCGCAAGGTTTTCTATCCGCCACGTCTGGATCGTCCATTGATTACGCGCTGCTGGAAGCAGACGCGCTCGAAGATATCGGTAAGTATCAGGTACAAGAGTTGCCATACGATGCCCGGTATGCCGATCAGTGGTCACAGCGAGTATCTGAAATCTCCGGTACTACCCGCGTAGAGGCGCCACCGTCCCCGGCTGTGCTATCACCGGCGATGAAGGAACTTGAAGCGGCTATCTACGATGGTCGGTTCCACCATGACGGACACCCTGTTCTGAAGTGGTGTATGTCCAACGTGCTCACCCGCGAGACGCCGTCCGGCAATTACACCATGCCGGATAAACCAAAACCAGAATCCAAGATCGACTGTGCTGTGGCTCTCTTTATTGCCATGACGCGAGCGATGGTTTACGAGCCAGCCGCAGACGATACGGCTAGCAATTACATGATGTTTGCATAATTATGCCCTTATTCAAAGACGACATAACGACACTGAATCTGCCGATTGAGAGGCGATTCTCGCTTGATTCGCCAGCGACACCACTCACGGCCCTTGCTGCCTGGGAGGGTGTATCCGGCGGCGCTACTGCCTCCGGTGAATGGGTCAATGAGCGTAACGCTCTAGCTATCTCGACTGTTTACACATGCGTTTCTATCCTCTCCGAAGGGATTGCATCTCTGCCGTGCAAACTGATGAAGCGGCTCGAAAGAGGCCGCGCCGAGGCAGTAACGAATCCAATTTATAATCTGCTCGCCTATGCTCCGAACCCGGAGATGACTGCGTTTACCTTCTGGTCGACGATGGTGGGTTGCTCCGCTCTCACTGGCAATGCATACGCTCAGATAGTCCGCAACGAATCCGGCGTGCCTGAGTCCATCTGGCCTCTGCATCCATTGAAGACAGAGCCGTTCCGTCAAGAGAACGGCGTCCTGGCCTTTAAGACCACTGACGGGCAGAAAGCCGGAACATATAGGGTCATACCCGCCGCAGATATCCTCCACTTTCCCCTGTTCTCGATGGATGGCATTAAAGGTGTGGGACCGATACAGGCAGCGCGTGAATCATTCGCCACTGCAAAGGCAATGGAGAAGTATGGCGCAAGGTTCTTTGCGAACGGAGCGCAACCGCCCTCTCTTCTTATCCGTAAGGGGAATCCGCCCGATCCGAAGGTTCAGGCAGAGATACGTGAGTCATGGAAGGCCGCTCACTCCGGGGAGAACCAGCACTCTCAGGGATTCCTGTTTGGTGATTGGGACGTCAAGACAATCGGCCTCGATCCCCAGGATACGCAGTTCATCTCCGCCCGCAATTACATACGTGCGGATATCGCTGCGATGTTCCACATCGCGCCTCAGTATGTTGGATCTCTGGAGCGACTGTCGAATAACAACTACACACAGCAGCAGCTATCGCTCGTAATTGATACCTTCCGCCCCATCGTAATCCGTATCGAGCAAGAGTTGCAGCGCAAGCTCTTAACTGGCCGATCTGCCTCAAAGTTGTACGTCCTGTTCGATGTGACTGAGCGGCTCCGTGGCGACTTCGAGGCCCAGACGCGCACTCTTGCGCTTGGTAGGCAGTGGGGCATCCTGACAGCGAATGAGGCCCGAGAAGAGCTTGGCTACAACGCTGTTGGACCTGAAGGCGACCGGCTGATAGTGCCTCTAAACATGATCGATTCCGATAAGTTGCCGGGGCTGACGAAGCCGGATAACACAAAACAGCTACCTGCCCCAGACGAGGATCAGAATGATAGTAAGTAAGATCGAGCGACGCAATATCGCGCAGGAGTTCCGGGTATCCAACCCGGATGAACCGGCGACCATCCAGGGGTATGCATCCCTGTTTAATTCCCCGTATGACAATGGATATTGGATTGAGTCGATTGACGCACATGCCTTTGACTCGGTGATTGCATCCAATCCTGATTGCCGCGCTCTGTGGAATCACAATCCCGATCATGTTCTCGGTCGTACCACGGCTGGCACACTTCATCTGAATATCGATGCTCGCGGGCTAGCATACGTGATCGATCCTCCGGATACGCAGCTTGCAAATGATTTGATGAAGTCGATGCGTCGTAAAGACGTTACGCAGAGCAGCTTTGGTTTCATCTGCAAGCGCGACCAGTGGACTGATAATCCCGATGGCACGATTAGCCGCGTCATTCTTGAGTTTGAGCAGCTATACGACGTCTCGCCTGTAACCTATGCTGCCAACCCTGCGACTGATTCCAGCGTTCGTTCCTTCCCCGAATCGATGCCTGTAGAGTACCGCGCTCGTATTGAGCAGCGGGACAAGCCCGCAGACCTTGTAAAGCACGAGCAGGAACAGCGGTTGAACATCCTTACCCGGCTGGCACTCGAAGAGGCCAGCTAGACCACACCACAACCCAAGTTTGCAACACCCGGAACGTTACGCGCTCCGGTTAATCCATCTCCGATTAGTCGGAATCCGTAACACCAAGGAACAATAAATATGATTAAGTCTTTGACTGAGAAGCGCCATAAGCTGCTCGCCGATGCCCGCGAACTGATGACGGGTGAGAATATCACTGCTGAAACCCGCACCAAGGCGGATGCCATGATTGCAGACGCTGAGGTTCTGCGTGGCGACATCGAGCGCATCAAGGCGACCGAGATTGAGGAAACCCAGCCTGAGCAGCGGAGCCGTAACACTCCTCCGCGTGGCGCTGTTGAGGCTACTGCTGAGGATGCTCCCGACGAGCGCAGCTATGAGCAGCGCAACCGGGCCAGCAACATCGCCTTCCGTGCCTTTATGAGGGGGGAGCGTTTTGAGAAACGCGATCTGACCGTTGCTGCTAACGGTGGAGTGATGATTCCCGTTGCGGCAGTCGAGCCGGTGCAGGCGCAGCGGTCTGCGGGTTCGATCTACGACATCGTTCGTCATCTCCGTACTTCGACTGGTGAAGATGTCCGTGTCCCATTGTGGGATGACACGAGCAACGGCTTTGTGCTGGATTCCACTTCAACCTCTACGACCGATCCGTCAATTACGGGCGTCACGGTCAAGGTAGACGGCCTCCGCTCGAACCCGATCCTGCTCGACAACAAGCTGGTGGCAGACCTCGATTACGATCTCGTTTCTGATGTCAATCTGGCAATCCAGAAGCGTTATCTGCGTTCTGTTTCGTCTGCCATCGTCGCGGGCAATAGCTCGAACTTCACTGCTTTGTCTGCTCCCTCGGCGTTGACAAGCAATACCGTGGCTACTGTCAAGTATGTAGACCTCGTCGGCCTGATGACTGCTCTCGATCCTGCATACGCTAGTGGCGCGGTTTGGTCCATGTCGAATGCCACACTGGGCGCTGTCCTCAACATCGTCGACGGCTCCAGTCGGCCTATCTTCATGCCGTTTACTGACGGCGCGACCTCTGGTTTTGCTGGAACCATCTTCGGATACCCGGTGAAGCTCGACCAGTATGCACCGACCGTCGCTACCGGCAACCTGCCTATCCGCTTCGGCGATCACGCAGCCGCCTACACTTTGCGCGAAGTTACCCCCGGAATCGTCATCAAGCAGAGTGCGGAACGCTGGGTTGAACTCAACCGGCTGGGCGTGGTTGCCTTTGCTCGGGCAGGCGGCGCTCCGACCATCGCAAGCTCCAGCTACAGCCCGCTTTTGAGTCTCACGATTAAGTAAAGCCTCGCACATACAGGGGGAGCGGTTCAGGCCGCTCCCTTACCCTTTAATCTCATTCCCTTGGACAATCATGCCTCTTGCTTACAAATCATTGTCGCAGCCTGTGGCTGAACCCGTAACGCTGCAACAGGCGAAGGATCAGTGCAAGGTCGACTACCCGGATGACGACGCTCTGATCCAAGGATACATCATAGCCGCTCGGCAGTTGGTAGAGAACATGACGGGGCGCAGCATCTTCAACCGTAAGATGAAGATGACTCTCGATTACTTTCCATA